TCGGCATGAGCTTACCTACATGAAGGTGCGCGAGTCAGTAAACCGTATCGACGGGACGACGACAGAAACGTACTTCCGCATCTGGAGCAAAGAGCAGATACAGCTTGTGCGCTACCACGGTGACGAGGCCAACGTTATCGAGACGATCGACAACCCTATTGGCAAGATACCCGCAGTGCATTTACCGTCTAACCGATCAGTCGTGCGCGGTATCGGCATATCTGACATTTCCGACATCGCCTATATGCAACAGGCTATTTACCAAGAGCTATCAGAAATCGAGCAACTGATACGAATCTCTAACCACCCGACGCTGGTTAAGACTTACGACACAGATGCTAGTGCAGGCGCAGGTGCGGTCATCAACATTAGCGATGATATGGACGCGGCACTGAAGCCGTACCAGATGCAACCGTCAGGGGCTAACCTAGACGCCATCAGAGCCTCTATAGACGACAAGATCGAGTCCATTAACCGTATGGCTCACATGGGCGCAGTACGCGGCACAGAGGCAATGACGCAGTCAGGCGTGGCTATGCAGACAGAGTTTCAAATGCTCAATGCAAAGCTATCCGAGAAGGCTGACATACTAGAGTTAGCTGAAGAGCAGTTATGGCAGTTGTGGTGTACGTGGCAAGGTCATCCGTTGCACGAGGTAGAGATTAGCTACCCCGACAGCTTCGACATCCGAGACTACGAGCAGGAACTTAACTATTTGCAAAAAGCAAAACTATCAGGCGTTAGGTCGGAGACGTTTAGTAAAGCCGTTGATAAGCAAATCGCAGACTTGCTACTTGACGATGAGCTACTTACACAGGCGCACACAGAGATTGACGGCGCTGTAACGGCACTCGGGCAGTTTGCGGAAGCACCTGTAACCGATGGACAGTGAGGAACTTACACGCGCATTAGAACGGGCGACCTCGGCACATGAGCGTCGCCTTTTGCGTGCTATGGAGTCGCTACGGCTTAGGCTGACTGACGCACTGGCTAACCTGCCTCTACGTGATGGGCAACTGTTTGACCTTGATGCGGCGCTTGCACTTCGCACACAGATTGACGGCCTCGTCCGTGACGAATACCTGACGGTCATTGATGACATTATTCGCGAGTACCCTGACGCGGTGGCATTGACGCAGGAGTTTATGGAGCAGTTTGCAGAGTTCCGTGTACCGCAGTCGGTTATCGGTCAGCTTCAGCAGTTCAGCTTTACAGGCCACGAGGCACTGGCTGACGACTTTGCAGAGGCGCTGTACCAGCAGGTCTACAACAACACGCTGTCGGGTACGCCTTTCTCGGCAAGCCTATCAGAGCTTAACAACCTGCTCGACGCAGATTTGCAACGCTACTCTAAGACGATGCTACATGACGCACTGTTTGAGTTTAGTTCGTCAGTACAGCAAGCGGCGGCGGCAGAGGCAGGCATTACCACGTTTAGATACGAAGGCGACACGATTGAATCGACGCGTCCATTCTGTCAGCGGCACGTCGGCAAGGAATACACGACCGAAGAAATCTATGAGATATGGGACGACACCTGGGCAGGTAAGCGTTCAGGTGATCCGTTCCGTGTAAGAGGTGGCTACAACTGTCGGCACTGGTGGGTGCCAATACCTGACTAAGGAGGTCATTATGCCTTATCATAAGAAAGACAAGCGCAAGAAAAAGCGTAAGTCACGCTAATTTGATACAATTAACCTACTCGTAAGAGGATTCGTAAACATGAGCGATGAAATCATGGCAGACGCGGTAACTGAAGCCGCAGTGGAAACACCAGAAGTTCAGGATTCAAAGACGTTCACGCAAGAGGAGTTAGACCGAATAGTGGCTGATCGTGTTGCTCGCACTAAGCGACAGTACGAAAAGAGGCTAGACGGTATCGACATCGACGAGGCAAAGTCGCTTTTACAACGTCAGCAAGAGGCTGAAATTGAGAAGCAGAAAGAGCGCGGCGAGTTCGAGTCAATTCTAAAGCAGACCGTTGAGAAGAAAGATCAGGAAATCATGACGTACAAGCAACGCCTTGAAAGCCAATTGGTTGATGGGGCGCTACTGTCAGCGGCAAGCCGAAACAATGCAGTCTCGGCAGAGCAAGTTAGTCAGTTGCTACGTGGCTCGGTTCGGCTGTCTGAAGACGGCACCGCAGAAGTTTACGATGCGAACGGAACGCCACGCTACAACGACAAAGGCGACCTCTTAACCGTTGATGAGCTAGTCGGTGATTTCTTGACAACGAACCCGCACTTTGTGAAGGCGTCAGCAGGTGGCGCAGGATCACAAGGGTCGGTAGGTGGTTCCACGTCGAAACCTATGTCGGCGGTAGAAATGGAAGCTAACTGGCATAACGGTGGCAAAGAGGCTTACCGAGCCATGATGTTAGCTAAGAAATAAACCGCTAAACACAGGAGATTTCAATCATGGCGGCTACTACTAGTTCAACACTTGACGATCTGTTTGCAAACATCATCATGCAGGCACGTTTCACAGCCGAGGAGCAATCGCTCATGGCTGGCCTTATCACTCGCTACGACATCGGTAATGTAGCTGGCACAACTATCCAAGTACCTAAGTACCCAGCAGTCACTGCGGCTGACTTGACCGAAGGCACTGACCTTACATCAAGCACTGTCAGCACGTCTGGCGTCACTGTTACTGTCGGAGAAGTTGGTGCGCAGGTATTGCTTACTGACATGGCGGCAATGGGCGCGGGCAACCCTGCTCAAGAGCTTGGCACTGTATTGGGTAACTCTATCGCTACTAAGATGGATAAGGACATCATCGCTCTGTTTGATGGTTTCTCTGCTTCACTTGGTGCGGCAGGTCAGGAAATTACTGTTGCTGATTTGTTCAAGGCGGCGGCAACTCTGCGAGCTAACAAGGCGACTGGTCCTGTATACGCAGTTGTTCACCCTTTCCACGCTTATCAGTTGTCAGCCAACCTGACCAACACTTTCGCTAACCCTAACGGTGGTGACCTGCAAAACGAAGCAATGCGCAACGGTTTTGTAGGCTCTGTCGGCGGTATCGAAGTGTACCAGTCAGCTAACGTCGCAGTTGATGGAAGTGATGATGCTAAAGGGTGCGTTTTCACTCGCGAAGCTATGTGCATCGCTATGAAGCGTGACTTTAACCTCGAGACTGAGCGTGACGCATCTAACCGTGCATTCGAGCTTAATGCTACTGCCGTCTACGGCGTTGGCGAGCTTGATGACAGCTACGGTGTTGAGATGTTGTTTGACGCGGCACTCTAAGATGTATGCGGCCCTTCGGGGCCGCTTTACTCTGAGGATTATATGGCGATCAATTACCGAGGTGAGAGGTTCGAGGATTACAACGTGGCAAAGCGCACGCCACGACATCCGAACAAGTCTCATGCGGTTCTGGCTCGCTACAAAGGTGCAATCAAGCTCGTTCGATTTGGCGCACAAGGCGCGAAGACTTACCCGCCACGTGATGGGGAGTCAGCCCGCGACAAGGCCATGCGAGCGGCTTGGTACGCTAGACACGGTGACAACCTAAAGAACGCTACGCCATTAGATGCAGTCTATTGGTCGGCGCGTGTAAAGTGGTGATGACATGGCATTTAGTGAAGACAGCAATTTAACAGAGTTAGTGCCTGATATCTTAGACTTCGGCATCAGTAGCTTTTCTGATGAACATGGACGAGCGCAGGCAGACATCGAGCGCGAGATTCGTAACCGATGGTGGCACCGTAAGGGCATAGCTGGCGAGATGGACGTAAGCTATCTGACTGACTCACAGTGGACACGCTCTGCGGCTTACCTCGTATTGTGGAAGTATGCATTGCCACAGCTAACAAACTGGGTAGACGACGACCGCTTCTTGCAGATGATCGACTTCTACAAGGCGCGTTACGGCGAAGAGTTAGACGCAGTATTCCAAGATGGTGTCGAGTACGATGCAGACAACGACGGCACTGTCACCGACAAAGAGAAAGAGCCTGTTGCTCTTAATCGGCTTAACAGATGATCAAGGTCAACATCGACACAAAGCCGCGTGACCTTCGTAAGATGGTCGAGAAGCTCGGGCGCACGTTTACGCAGAATCACAAGCGAGCGATGCGCCGAGCGGCGGCAGAGGGCGTCAATCGAATCAACAAGCGCACAAGCCTTGGCCTTGATGTAAACGAGCAACCATTCCGCCCGTATTCAGAGTCCTACAAAGGCTTTCGTAAGAGCAAAGGCAGACAGGTCGATAAAGTTAAGCTGATATTTACAGGTCAAATGCGTAAGTCAATGCAGTCAGGCTTGCGTGGTCAAGATGGCTTGATTTACTTTGATAGCAGAGCAGAGTCTAAGAAGGCGGCAATGAACAACCGCAAGCGCCCATTCTTCGGGCTTAACAAGAGCGACACACGCGCTATCCGTGACGTTTACTTTAAAGGGCTGAACCTATGAGCGTGAGAGAAAACATAGCCGCTAATATTGTGACGGCACTGTCAGCTATCTCTACGCCTAATGTAAAGAAGGTGACGCGTGAGCCGTTTGACTTCGACAAGCTGTCTAACGCACAGTTTCCAGCGATATTAGTACGCACAGCAAACGAGTCACGAGAAGACGCCAGCCTTGGCGGTAGCCTGACCAGTAGGCATGGCACTATCGACTACGAACTGATTTGCTACGTTAAGCACAAGAACATCGACACAGCCCGTAATCAGATTGCGGAGGCTATCGACGAAAAACTCGACGAGGATAGGACGCGTGGCGGTCACGCTATAGATACGCAGGTTATTAGCGTTGAGGTAGATGATGGTACAATAGACCCTATTGGCGGCGTCATTGTCACCGTTCAGATTCTTTATCAATACACACGCGGCGACGCGTAAGGGAGAAAATTCATGGCTACACATAAAGGCTCAAGCGGTTCCGTAA